CATAAGCCGTGTGTAGCCAGTATCTTGTTGGCTCTTCTGCTATAATTGCCTTAGGGTTTATGTTTGACTCTACATAACTATTAAACTCTTGTACAGTGTTCTCCCCTCTTGATACCCTCTCAGCGAATGTAACCAACATTTTCGCTTGTACTTCTGTTATGAGTCCCCGCTTCAAGGCGGTTTCAATGTTTGCAAGCAACGCTTCTGGAGAAGCATTCTTTGGATCCTCTACTAAGGACTTTTTAGCCCCCTGTTCTTTAGTTAATTCTGCTTCTACAACACCCTCAACTTCGAGTTTTATCTCAACATCTGCCTCTAGTTTGCCTGTGGTACGCTCCAAATGTTGAACCTTGGATTCCTTCTCTCTTATTAGGTCTGAGACATACTCTCCCCTACGCTGCGACTCTGGGGTTTTTGGGGCGGCTTCTATCTCTGCCTTCTCTGCCCGCAATGCTTCTAATACCATCTTGGCATTTAGTTCAACAAGGTCTACGGCAACCATTTGCTTGGTTACCCTAAACTTCTCTGCCTTTTCCATGCGCTCCAGCGTTTCCTTTGGCAAACTGTCTTTAATTTTCTTTTCGGTAGCGGATTTTTCGGACTCTAGGGCTTTTTCTAGGGACTCTAGGTAAAGGCGGTCAAGTTTTTCTTCTGTAGTTTCGTGTTTTTGTTTTTCTCTTATCTTTGCCGCCTCTTCAGGAGGGAGTTTTGAGACCGCATCTCGCCCAACAGGGGCTTCTCCGACTATTTCGGCTATTACCCTTCTAAACTCTCGATACACCTCTGCGCGCTCTCCGGTCTCCATTTTGGCCAAACTCTCCCCAACATTTTTTGTAAGGTGAGTTACTTCTTCTTTGCCACTCCTCTTTGCCTTTACCTGTAGTTCGATAATATCGGCAACGTGGTCTAATATGACATTTTGTATCTCTGCGTTATACTCTCTTATTTGCAGGGCAAAGTCCTCTAATCCCTGCAAATCCTCCTTGCCCATGAGTTCTGAGACGCGCCCTGTAACATTCTTCAAGGAGTCGGTCGCTTTTCCCATCTGTTCAAACTCTATGTATAAGTCCTTTAGGGCTATATCCCTTTTGAAGCCCGCAACGCCACCTACCGCCTTGGCGGCGGCGGGGATCAGGGCTATAGTCAGTCCCTCAAACAGTCCCGATTGTATAGTTGCGTAGAAGTTTTCCCATGTATTCTCAAACCCATCATACTGTTTACCGCCCGTGTATTCTTGTAGCATGGAGTTCATGCCCCATTCAGAGGTTCTTAACAATGCGGCCGTTGCGGTTACACCAAGTATTTCTCCTGCTGTGTGCGTGGCTGCTTTTATTCTCCCTGCCTCAATGAGTTTGTTTAATTTTACTGTTTGGGTCATGTCAAACCCAAGGATTGCTTTGTCTGCCTCTTGTCGTATTTTTGCGATTGGTTTGTGTGCGCGGGCGAAAATCAGGTTACTTACTATAAAGTTCAAGCCAGCAGCAGTAAACGCCTGTGTCTTACTTCCTGTCGCATCATAAACATCACGACCCTTTTCGTTTGCGTGCATGGCAAGCAACGATTGGATGCCCATGGCTCCGTGTCTAGTTGTTCCCATGGCAGCAAACTCACCAACGGCTAACCCTAGATCTAAGGTACCCTTATACAACCAGCGCACCCATCCAGTATCCCCCATCATTCGCATCTCTGCCCTTTGCCTAGTATCTTCCCAACCCTCTACGACATCCTGCAACACTGTTGGCTCGGCTGACCATATTTCATCGTTGAAGTATTGCTTAAACTCTTCTCTGCTTTTTCTTTCGTCCCCTTTTGTAAGTGCTTGATAAGCCCACATTGCTTCCCTTGTCTGCATTCGCTTCCAATCATAAATGGTAATTCCGACCTTCGCCATGCCTACTTCTAAGCCAGCCCACCACGACTGAACCGTGTTAGCCGTGTCTGTGATTAAATTACCCCGCTTCTTCTCCATCACCCTGCGTCGTATTTCTTCTATTCTTGAAACGCTTAGTCGATGCAACATGGCGCGCTTTACGTCCGGGTCATCTACTTTCCTGCCAAAGCGTGTGCCTTGTATAAGTTGCCTTTGTATCCTTGACCGTGTTTCGGGAGATATTTTGGGTATTCTTATCTGCTCGCCCATTTATTTTTTCCAATCGTCTGCCATTGTATCGTCAGAATCAGTTACAAAAATCCAACCGTTTTCTTCTGCTAAGTCAATTACTTTCTTCATTACCAGTTCTTGGTGTGGGTTTTCATCCTCGCCGAACTCTGCAAGGGCATCTACTGTAAACATTTCAACGGCATCAGCCGCGCTTATTGTTGAATTATTGCCGTAAGAGTATAGGTTATGCCCATATTCACTAAAGGTGGTGTCTATTTCGATTGCCTCCCCTATGCGGGCTTCTAGCGCGGTAACATTCTCGATAAAATCTGCATCACCGATGTCTCCCAAACTTAGCCATTCTTCTTCGGTTGAGATTATGCCGTCAGTTAATCGCACGGTTGGCGACAAAGTTCCGTCTGGGTTTAGGTTGTTCGCAAGATAGCCAAAAATCTCACCATTGTGCCTCGCAAGGGGAACAACCACAACCTTTTCGCCTTTCACAACAATATCTTCAAAAATGTGTATGTTGCTTAGGTCAGGTATGACATCAGGATATATTTGTCTCACATCCAGCATAGTTGTATTAAAGGGATGCTGCTCCGCGTATTGTTCCCTTTTTTTGGGGTTCTGAGTGTGGTTGTGATAACCCCATCTTATTGAAACTCGGTTCAAATCCACAAGCATAGTTTCAAGATATTCTTCTTCAGGGACAGTGCTGCCGAAATACCAATCTATTACTCTTTTGTCATTCTTTGTAAGATAGGGATTATTGTCAAAAAGTTCGGCTTGGTTATATGAGCCATAGTCGCCTACGGATTTCCGTACCAATTTGTTTCCCTCTTCTAGTCCCTTTAGGGCTAAGTTCCATACACCTTGGAATTGTTCATTCCAAATCGCCAGGGGGAGATTCTTTGTGAAAGAGGAAATGGACAGCCCCTTTTTGCTTGCTGCATCTGCCAAATAGAACGCCAATCTGGGGGTGTAGCTCTTGATTGCTGCATCGTTAAATATGTTTGCTTGACCAGACCTCCCTTCGCTGTCTATTTTCCTTAAATCAGACCTTGCACTTCTCATCTTAACCTTGAGTTCACCTTCATAGAGCGTGTCGAGTTGCCCAAGCATTATATCCTTAGCAAGTTTTTGGGCAACTAAAAGTATATCAGTATCCTGATTGTGCTTATCGGCAAGCGCCCTTACTTCATCTAGCGATGCCGTTAGAGCAAAGTGTGCGACAAAACCCACGGTCGAGTTTAACCCGCCCAAGTTCAACCTACCCACCGCCGCCTTGCCGACCCTCCTCATAGACAACATCGCATTAAAGATTTCTCCTCCATTGATCAGTTGTGTATAGCGCTCTTTGAAGAAAGGTCCCACTAGTCGCCCCTCTTTTGCTAGGGCTTCAGCAGTAGGTATTTGTCTATCTAGTGGGATATTATTTATTGCTGCCTTGAGGAGCGTCCCTTCGTTCACAAGAGGACCTACACTTGGCGATGCCTTCCCCATACTCGCGGCATCAACCAGCAACCGAGCCACCCTTTGACCATCAGTTTCCCCAATATCTCCAATTAGTGCCTTTGCTGCATCACCTTGTTTTTTAGAGCTTGTGCCAAACGTTTCATACACAGCAAGTATTTTCAGTATGTTTTCCTTTGCATCTGGGTCTGTCTGTAGGTTTGCCTCTTGGTTGGCGAGTGCTTCCCCAAAGAGATCATCAAGAAGGGAGCCGTCAGATATAGCGCCCCTAATTATGTCATTTCTGCCAATAAGGGCTTTCGCCATCTCTACTCCGGCAGTAGGATTAAACGTGCCGTCGTCAACCATCCTATTGATGGTTTTACTTTTTTCTTTTGTTACCGCCTTATATCTTTCCTCCCTGCGAGTAATTTCGTTCCCATACAGTGTTTCGGCATCTATATCTACGCCCGTGGCTGCCCAATACTCATCAAGCGTTTTAATTGCCACGTCCAGTTCGTCAACTGTCAAGACCTGTGGCATGGGAACATTTCTAAGGAAGTCAGTAGTAAGATGGACGGCATCTTTTTTCAGGTTATCCGGTGTTGCGTCGCCCCCCTGTAACCTTAGTTGGTATATTCTATCGTAGGTCTCGCCCAAACTCCCAAGCGTCTCTACATTTGAACTCTCAGCCAATTCTTTGGCTATATCGCCCGCAACCTCTTCCGCCGTTTCTTCTATGGCTTTAGATGTCAATTCTTGAAGTTTCTTTTTTACTTCGGGCATATTTGTTATCAATGATGTATCGAGTTTGCCACTATCCATTAACTCAAGAAAGTTTTTTACTGCCGTCTTGCGTTCTTGTCCATACAGGAGGTCTATAGAGTCAAGGTTGAAGTTGATTACATCACCTACTAATTGTGCGTTAAGCGACCTCTTTGCTAAGGTTCTTTCTGCGGGCGTTGTATAAAAAGGACTGTCGTCTATTTCCTTCATCAGATCAGAACTGGACATGATGAACTGGGACATATTAAAGGTTCTTCTGTAGACCTTCATTATGTCCTGCGCTCTAATGGTCCAAATATCTTTTTGCTCTTTCTCGGCTCGCTTTAGGGCTGATTCCTGTACGTTCATGCCGCCGTCTAATGCAAGACGGTCAAACGCTTTTTCTAATTCCCTTCTTACGATTGGCGCATAGTCGTTTTCTGCAAGTTTTTCTTTATATTCCTCTGCGTGGTGAGTAAAGTATTCAACGGAATTAACAGCCGGCATTTTGTCTGCATCTTCTTCTAAGCCGCTTATGAACTTTGTTGCTTCAAGTTTTGCTTCTGACAACTGTTTATCCAGTTTAATCATCTGCATTTTCTCGCCTATTGACCTTAAAACACCATAGGTTTCTGCTTCTGCTTCGTAGGGCGCTGCTGCAGCTGCTGCAAAATCTGGTAATTGCGGTGCGGAACCTTGCGGCATACGTGGCGCACGCCTTTGTTCTCCTTCGCCCTCACCTAATGTTTGTATCTGAACCATCCGTTAATTCTCCATCATGAAAAGAGGTCGCCTAAACCGCCAGTATCCCACAAATCCCAAGCGCCACCGAGTAGTGTTCCCAACTGTCTTGACCTTGCCGCCTGTGTAGCAGCGCCCGCTTGATATTCTTGCACACTCGCGCCCGCTAATCGTTTCCACGCATTAAGTTCACCGTGATATAGAGCCGCCTCTGATTCTTGCCTTCCTGCTGTAATCGCATCTGCTTTCTTCTCTTGAATAATTGATATTTGTCCTGCCATTACATCGGTGGGCGAACCAGTCATCTCCACCCCTGCGGCTGCAAATTGCGGGGCTAATTTACCCAAGAACTTTTCTCCTGCCCTCTCAATCCTCTGTGCTTGTCGTTGTGATTCACCTATAGCAAGGGAAGAGTTATATCTAGCCCATTGCCTTTCGATTTCCGCCATCTTGCGGTTGTTTTCTGCCTGAATGCGATATGCCTCTGCTGTTGCTGCGCCCGATTGTCCTTGCGCTCTTGCTTGCATCAACGTGCCGCCAACCATTGCTACATATGGAAATGCGCCCGCCATCAGAAAACCCTCATCCAGTATTTATACATTGTTCCATCCTCCATCAAGTCCTCTGTAATCTCTGTTTCTTTGAACTTGAGTAGGCGTATCATTCTCTCGCCTTGCTCAAAATCGGTTCGTACAGGTGTTTGTATCCATTCGTAACCCATTTCGTTTATTGCGTCTAATGCACCCCTAATTACCTTGACCGCAATCACTAAGTCATTGCCGCCAACCTCATCCCCAAAGAAAAGCCAGCCATGGCATCCTTTGTTGGGGAGGGGTATAAGTCCAAAGATTGCTATTGTTTTACCACTCTTTTGCACGGTAATGGTATTACATTCTTCTTCAAGGTAATCCATCATGGCTTTGCCGTGTTCTTGGAAGCGTTTATATTCGTTCTCTTGCTTTTCCTGTACCACAAAACCGTTTAGGTGTTTTGGCTTAAATGTGTATGCGTTAAAATTGGCCAATTTGAAACTCCGATACTATTGAAAGTAGGTTAGCAGGATGTACGCTGCCTTGCTCAAATCTGACTATTGTTTCTCTTTGTGCGTTATCTGCCATATTTATCTCGAACATTTTGGTGTTTAGTTCCGTAGCGGTAGCGGTGGGATATGGAACCGAATAAACCTGTTCCGGTGTTCCTAGTTTTCCGCCAAGGGAACGATACAAATTAGCCATAACCTTAAATATCCGCTTTAGTTTACCCCTTGTGTTGCCTTGTTCTGGGTCTACTATTAGTGGCAACGTCTCCATTACAGAATCGTATCTTCTGCCTATGATTGCACGTTTTGTAGAGTCATCACCCATGTCTATTTCGCCCGAAACGTCTACCGTGTAAGGACCATACTCTACACCATCGCCTTGGACGTATACGCTTTCGCCTATTAGATGTTCCAGTCCCGACCACACACTTGCACCGGCTGCATCGTAGCCCTCAACTGCATTGTCTACATAAAACGCATATTCGTGGTCTTGATACGCCTCTAGGGGCTTTTCAACCATCTCAACTTGCCACACATAGTTGCTGGGGTCTCCTTGCTGTCTTTTCACCAATAACCAAACATTGTCTACATCATCGTCTAGGGTAACTGCCACGGATTTAACCTCGGCTGCATCTCCTGCGGTCGATGGTGCAAGCGGGTGTTGCGCCCATCCAAACACTTCTTCGCTCTTTTCATAGGTCATAGAAAGTAACACGCCATCGTTTCTTACAAACCATAGGCGACTCGATACTCCGCTTTGATATGCGGAATCAATCAGTCCGTCTTTTGTAATATGTTCAGATAATAGGGTTATGTTAGGTGCTATAAATCGGTCTTGCCCAAACTCGTATGTTAGTTCCCTACAAACACGCCCATCTCTCTGGGTAAATATCAGGGAAGTGTCTGCCCTTAGTGGTTGTACGGTAGCACTTGAGCCAAACCTACTATTCTTTTGAAAACCTAAGTCGGTTGGGGTTAATGGTGATTGAGGGTTTGTTGCCCTGCCAAGCCACTCCCCGCCTGAAGTAAGGATGATTAGCCCCGATGTATCCCCTTCTAGGTAGTTAATTTTGTTTACTTGTGCGTCTGAAAGAGTTACCGTTATTGCGCTTTCGTCAAGAACCAACCCCTCTTTAACCGTGGTAGGGCTATAACAATTAAACGCCCCTGTTCCTGACGACCATAGGGTTTGTGCGCTTGTCTTTGAGGACGCTGACCAAAGCCGGTTTTGATAAAAATGCCCAGTCCGTGGGTATCCTTGCGAATCTGACCATGCTCCGAGCCGAAAGTTTCTTGTTCTACTGCCCTGTAAAAGCGGGGTTGCATCTTCTAGGTCAACTACGCAAGTTTCTCCACTAGAGCCAACCTCTGTAATTGTTCCCCAACCAACGTGCGAAGAACGCTCAAACCGTGCTACACCGTCCGTATCATCATTTATGGCATCTGCGCCTAGGTAAGAAAACCCTATACCTTCGCCAGTGTCGGGGTGATATAGTTCAAATGTGGTTTCTGATTCGGCCAAGTTTGTAGTAAAGTTTCTTCCAACATACACGGTGTCGTTCAGGACGGGCAGCCCATAAGTAATTTTCAAAAACTCTACTCTTTTGCCCTCTTCATTACTAGTACCCCACGTATCAAGCAGTGCATACATATTGTTGCCATTCTCGTCCACCCCAACAGTGATTTTCGCAGGCGGATCCCATATAGCGACATCGGGAACGGTATCCCATGTTCCAGGGTCAAATCCCACAATAGGAAACCCCATTGAGTCATCTTCTATTCGTATTAGACGGCCTACATCATCGTCTGGGTCTAATACGTTGTTTACTGCGGATGCGTCTGCGTCCACAAAAGCAAAACTTACAGTCGTACCCGCTTCCCCATCGCCACCTTGCTGCGAACAAAAAATATCGTCATCTGAGTTCATTGGCAGATATGGACCATCTTTGTACACGCACTTTTCATACGACCACGATGTTGCCTCGTCATCATCCACGCTTGTCCTGCTTAGTTTTTGCATCGGGTGATTTTCTGAGAAGAAATATAATATGTCTGCTGACTGGGCAAACTGCATTTCTGCTAAATCAGCACCCGCAAAGTTAAGCCCACTCTTTATGGTTGGAATGTCGCCTTGTGTTGGGTCGGTAAGAAGTATTG